TGTTTCTGGCGGATTAATTAGAGGTGGACAAGCTATCGGATCAACAAATAGCGATGGGACAGAAATAACTAGCGATCTAGTATACTCGTCAGAAGATCTAATGATGACAATTTGTAAGTCGCTTGGTATAAGTACAGAAAAAAGTTACACAGCAAAAAATGGCCGCCCAATGAAAATTGCAAACAACGGCAAAATTATTACAGAATTAGTTTAAACAGGAGATAAACATGCCTATTCCATCAAGAAAAAAAGATGAAGATCGAGAACAATTCATGTCTAGATGTATGTCTGATGAGAACATGAAGAAGGACTACAAGCAAAACCAACAAAGAATTGCTGTATGTCTAACAAAAGCCAGTGAAGGCATGTCATCTATGGCGGCAGCAGACTTGCACTACAACGTAGAAGAGTTTGGATATACAGAAGAGTTGTCAGAAGAAAATTTTTATATTCCTTCAGAAGATGAATACGAAGCTGTAGCAGGAGAACAAGAAGAAGATTGGGATATTGCCACCGCAAGACCCGGACTCTGGGAAAATATTCGCAGAAAAAAAGAAAGAGAAGGTAAAAACTACAGACCAGCCCGTACAGAAAAAGAAGGCAGACCAACTCAAGAACAGTTAAAAAGAGCGCAGTCTGAGCATGAGTGCTATGCTGACCATGCAGAAGCAGACAAGCCGGGACCAAGAGATCCACGAAGAACTCCCGCACCCAAAAAAGATCAAAAGAGAGGATCTAAAAAGAACAAGCCAGACAGCGCTAAAAATCCTAGTGGTAAAATTACCTTTAGCAAAGAGGTTACTGCGCAACTATCTAAGAAAGCTGCCGACCACAACGCAAAAGGTAAAGGCTCAAAAGCTACTCTAGGTATGCTTAAAGCGGTGTATCGTCGTGGCGCTGGTGCTTATTCGACTAGTCACGCACCAAAAATGAGTCGTCACGGTTGGGCTATCGCTAGAGTTAACGCTTTCCTAACGCTACTTAGAACTGGCAAGCCTTCTAACTCAGGCTATACGCAAGACAATGACTTGCTACCTAAAGGTCATCCCAGAAAATCTAAGGCTGAAATGTCTCCAAAACAAAAGCAGGCTCTTGATAAAAACAAAGATGGCAAGATTAGCAAAGAAGATTTTGAACTGCTACGCAAAGATAAAAAGAAAGGTGATGCAGCAGAGTATCAAGGAAGAAAAGTAAAGCTTGGAAAACCTTTTAGAACTCCAGACGGCCCTAAGAAATTTAGCGTATATGTTAAAAACGAAAAGGGTAATGTTGTCAAGGTAAACTTTGGCGATCCTAACATGGAAATCAAAAGAGATGATCCTGCTAGACGCAAAAGTTTTCGCGCTCGTCACAAGTGCGACACAAATCCCGGTCCTCGCTGGAAAGCTAGATATTGGTCTTGCAAAAAGTGGTAACACCGCCTATAATAGAGTTGATATACAGACTCTAATTTAGGAATATTTGAATGATAAACTTGATTACGCCGATAAACACGCTGGGATATGGGGTAGCTGGATACAATATACTTAAACAATTATACGAAATAGATAATTCTGTATCTCTCTATCCCATTTCTCAGCCGCAAGATTTTGAAAGCGAAGAACTTTATGCGGCAATATCAAATCAAGAAAGATGTCTTATTGATAGACCCTGTGTTAAAATCTGGCATCAAAACGATCTGACTACTAGAGTTGGTAATGGAAAGTTTATAGGCTTTCCAATCTTTGAGCTTACTCATTTCAACGCAAAAGAAATAACAAGTCTACATCACTGTAATAAAATATTTGTCTGCTCTAAATGGGCTAAACAGATCATCTTACAAAATACAAAATTTAAAGATGAAGATGTGCATGTTGTACCTCTTGGTGTTGATAATGATATATTCTCACCGTCAGCGGTTTCTGGAAGGCAATCAACTGTCTTTTTAAATTGCGGCAAATGGGAAAAAAGAAAAGGTCATGATATACTTCTAGAATGCTTCAATGAATCCTTTTCTGAGAATGATGATGTAGAACTATGGATGATGTGTGATAATCCATTTATAGGAGAGGGGAATAAGAATTGGCAAGACCTCTATAAAAATTCTAAGCTAGGAAGCAAAATAAGAATTATACCAAGGCAGAAAACTCATCAGGATGTAATGAGCGTCATGAGGCAGGCTGATTGTGGTGTATTCCCCTCAAGAGCAGAGGGCTGGAATCTTGAGCTATTGGAAATGATGGCTATGGGCAAACATGTTATTGCAACTAATTACTCTGCGCATACAGAATTTTGTACACCAGTAAATTCAAGGTTGATAAATATTGACAATCTAGAAACGGCTTTTGATGGTGTGTTTTTTGATGGTCAGTGTGGAATGTGGGCAGAAATTGCCCAAGACCAGAAAGACGCTACAATAGAGTATATGAGAGATATTCATACATTAAAACAAGACGGGCAACTTACCCTTAATGAAAATGGCATAGAGACAGGAAAACAATTTAGCTGGAAAAATTCAGCACAGGAGTTGATAAATGGACTATGATTTTAGCACACCAAGAAAGCTACTAAACCTTTACAAAGACGGTTTTGTTGGTAGTATTTGTGACCCAGAAGATACTGCCGCCCTATTAGGCGAGCTTCCTACTCCAGTATTTGGCGCTGCCGCACACCATCTGTCAAAATCTGGTGAAGGCAAATTGAGCCTACCTTTCAAAGCCCTTTTAGAATTTGATCCCGGTTTTGGCCCAGCGGAAAGACAGACAACCGGAGACTGCGTTTCTCACTCAACAAGAAATGCCGTGGATATTACTAGATGTGTAGAAATTAAAAATGGAGATAGAGAAGATTTTATTGCTCGCGGAGCTACAGAAGCTATTTATCAGTCAAGAGGCCACAGAAAGCAGGGCATGACTTGTTCTGGTGCTGCTAGATATGTACATCAAAATGGTGGAATACTAGTAAGAAAAAAATATGGAGATGTGGATTTATCTAAATATAATTCTAGCTTAGGTGCTAACCTCAAAATACCAAATGATGTGTATAAAACAGAGGCGCAAAAGCACCAAGTAAAAACTATTTCTAATATCAGAACAGTGGAGGAGGCTAGAGATGCGTTGGCTAATGGCTATGCTCTTTCTGTATGTTCTGGGTACGGCTTTTCTTCTAGAAGGGATAGCAACGGTATCGCCAAGAGATCTGGTGGCTGGAATCACGCTATGGCTTGGATTGCTTGTGATGATACACATGCGAGACTGAAAGAAACTTTATTCTTGGTACAGAATAGCTGGGGCAAATGGAACAGTGGACCAAGAGTTCACGATCAACCAGAAGGAAGTTTCTGGATTAGAGAAAAAGATGCCAGAGGTATGTTGTCAGGTGGAGGCGCTTGGGTTTTCAGTGATGTAGATGGATTCCCCGCTAGAAAAATAGACTGGACAATAAATGAGGTATTTTAATGACTACACAACAAAAAGCGGTAATTGGGGCGATTTTAATATTTGGTTTTATTTTTTTTCAAAGAGAACCAAAAGAATCGTTGACATCAACGGATCTTCAACCTATAATTGATCGTACTCAAGAGGCTTTCTCGGAATCTGAAGCGAGTGTATTAAAAATTGTTCCAGATGATGAGCCTTTGGGTCCAGATCCAGATCCAGAAAAGTGTATATGTAAAGGAACAGGAAAGATAGTTCAGGGTGATGGTCACGTTTCCGATTGTCCCTATCATTCAAAGCCGACTTCGGCTGATGACTGTGAAGATAATGTTAAAGTTTATGTACCCCAGCGTAGGGGTCTATTTTTTAGAAGGTAACTATTTTATTGGAGTATAAGATGGATAAATTGAAAGGGTTGGCAAAGTCTCGTAGATTTTGGGCTTCTGCTGTTGGTTTGGTGGCTGTTGTGGCTTCCGATGCTTTTGGTATTGAACTTAATCAAGATCAACTTCTTGGTGTTGTTACAATTGTTGTAGCTTGGGTTATTGGTGACACTGTACGAGAAACCAAATAATAGGAATTTAAAATGGGCGAACTTAGTACGATTCAATTAATTCTAATTGGTGTTGGTGTGTTTATT